CGGCAGGACAGCAGATTTTGATTCTGTTTATCGAGGTTCGAATCCTTGGGGGGCAACATATAGTCAGGTGGCGGAATTGGTAGACGCTAGAAGTGAATAGATAAGTAAGTATATTGTCACTTCCCAAAAATATTGCTACTTATCATACAGGTTCGAATCCTGTCCTGACTACAAAATTACTTGAAACAAGGAGATACAAAAATCGGAATTGACCGAGGCACGTGTTTAACCCTATAGCTGGGACTCGCTTAAGCCCTAAGAGCACCATAAAGTAAAGTAATTCAAGTGTTGATATCCAATAGGGTGAAGTAGGGGATATACACTATAATAAAACATGAATGGTGAAAATATGGAATCGGCCGATAAACATAGAAGTAACAACGAAGCCCGTGACACCAAGTAGATGCCTCCACGTGGCGGTGTTGGGTAATCAACTAAATCTACAAAATAGTCAGGTGATGGTAAACGCTGTGAGAGTATGTGTAAGGCTCTGTTAGGTTCGTGTAACGCTATTAACGGGAATTAGTAGATGATTTCAAAGATAAAAGCACATACAAAATCTACATACAGGTTCGAATCCTGTCCTGACTACATAATGGAAGAGTGGCAGAGTTGGTCTATTGCACCGGTCTTGAAAACCGGAGGGTGTTAAAGCTCCGTGAGTTCGAATCTCACCTCTTCCTCATAATTATGCTCTCGTGGCGCAATGGTTAGCGCAAGATGCTTATATCATCGAGGTTACAGGTTCGAATCCTGTCGAGAGTACAAATGATCCCGTAGCTCAATTGGTTAGAGCTTCGCACTTTTAATGCGAAGGTTTCGGGTTCGAGTCCCGATGGGGTCACATTTGCACCTTTAGCTCAGTTGGTTCAGAGCATTTGCCTTACAAGCAAAGGGTCGCTAGTTCGAATCTAGCAAGGTGTACATAAATATATGGTGATGTAGCTCAGTTGGTAGAGCGGAGGCCTGAAGAGCCTCGCGTCATTGGTTCGAGCCCAATCATTCACCACATAAATACGCCTGTATCGCATAGTGGCAATTGCAACTGACTGTAAATCAGTTCTCGTTTGAGTTCGGAGGTTCGAGTCCTTCTGCAGGCACACATTGGAATATAGCTCAGTTGGTTAGAGCATTTGACTGATATTCAAAAGGTCGCTGGTTCGAATCCGGCT